GCTCAAAAACAAAACATTCGGTATTAACGCTTTGTGCCGTTCCTTCTTGAGCGTTTTTTACCACGGTAGTAATGGTAAGCGGCTTTCTTCCCATACAAATATCACGATACTCTTGCAAGTCAGCAATAATGTTATCTACGGTCAGATTATGGCGTTGTTGATGGGCTTGTCTTAGTTCTTCAACCCTTAGTGCGATCTTAGTGTTATTATTTAATAACTTACTCGCATTAACAGATATGCTACCGTTAGTCATATCACCAACATCATATGCTTGCCGATACGCTTCACTCGCATTCCCCAGCTCAATATAAAGCTGACAAAATTTTTCTTGTTTAGGCGTTAATCCACGTCCAGACGTGGATTTTCCTTTCACGTCTGACATAGAAAATCCTTACTTAATAAAATAAGCTACTGCGAAAATAATGGCACTCAACCCCCAGCACGTTGCAATAATTAGAGCAGAATTTGCCAACTTCTTACCAACAATACCTGCATCTTTTTCACTCATTTTTCCACCTACCTTCACTTGATGTTTTGGTGTATACTTAATCAAAATTTATTCCTTCTTGTCTTGGAAGTTGGAATGAAAGAAGCCCACGATATTTGCCGTATCGTGGGCTTTGTTTTTATCTAATTGTATCTACTCAATACTCAACTTTAACGGTCTGCCAAGTTTACTCAACATTCGGCTAATCGTATCTAATTTGGTATTATGACGCGGATCTAAAATGCGTTGCATTTCAGGCGGTCGCACGTCCATAAAGCGGGCTAATTCGGCTTTGCTCATTTCTGTTTCTAAGCGTGCGTTATGCAGTAATGCTTTCACATACACTATATCGGAAAGATAGACCATAATTTCATCTGCTTGCGGTTCGCTTGGCAGTGGGATCGGTTTATCATTCTCAAAATAGAACTCAAGCCCGCAAATCAGCACATCTTCGGCTAAGAACATCGCCTCTTCAAAGTTCCCACCTTGCGTAATGCTTTCTGGTACATCGCGAAACGTAACAATATAAGCCCCATCTTCTTGGCTAAATTTAGCTGGATAGTACATTTTATTTTCCTCATTGAATATCGGTGCAGTGAATGCCCTCCTGCGAGGGCATTATGCTATTTCAAGCCAAGTTGCTTTTTCACACCTTCTACCATCCCCGTTTTTAACTCTTGGCTAGGGTGGCGTGGTAAGTGGCTACATTTGCCGTTAAGTGTCAAAATCAGATGTCTTTTGCCATCTTTAAATTCGACACCGTTTGCTTTTAGCCATCGGACAAATTCGCTTTGCTTCACTGCACCTCCATTGTTGTTTATCAATGAGGTTATTATATGCAAATTTGCATATTGTTTCAAGGTTTTTATTTGCATTTTTGCATATTATTTTACCCACGCCAAAAGCCGCTTGCGATTTCTCACAAGCGGTTGTTTTTTAGGTGTGATTTGCAATAAGCTGTTTAGCTTAGGTGTTGTACCATTCGTTGCCAAGTAATGCGGTTGGACTGTTTGAAAGGTTCAAGCAGTTTTCGCATTGTGTTGAGCAGTTCTTTGTGTTGTCTGCCGTACTCATGGTAGTGGCTGTACACGATGGGGTGTAGTCGGCTGCCGATGGCTTCAAGCGGTTGTTCAAGTTTGCCGAGCAGTTCGTTCATTTGTTTGTGTCCGAACCATAACCAGAGGAGATTTTCTAATTCGTATTCGGTAAAGTCGAAGCTGTGTGTTTTTTCGGGTTCTATTTTTTGGTGTTCGTATTTACCTGTTTTACGAATAGCTGGTAATACTTCGGCGGTTACCCATTTTCTGAAACGGTGTGGGATAGAGCCTTTTTTGACTGCATCACGACAACGTAAGATCAAAGTATACATTCCGCTTTCACTGACTAAATTTACTTCTTGAACTTGTTTTCCGATACTCTCGGTTAAGCCGAGGGTATTATCTAAAATCATTTTCTCATCGTCATCTAGCTTAAGAAGAGCATCTGTAACATTGCTGATATTTAACGATGTGCAAATATCTTTAGCGATAAACCAAGGTTCATCGTTGATTACGATAGTGCGAATTGTGTGTTGTTCGAAAGTAAATGTGGCTAATTGATTTTGGGTTGTAAGTTGATTTGTCATTGCTGACTCCTTGTGATTTTTCTGAAATTAAATACCCTGTAAATAGGGTGTCGAGAGGTTCAGAAGCCTTCACAAGTAGACCGGGATTATTCCCCTTTCGGGTATTGTATTCTCCGCCCTCTCGACATTGAGTTTTCAAATCGCTTTAATGGTAAGGAAAACGATCTGTAAATTTTAGACATAAAAAAACCGCTTGTCTGACGGGTGCGGATTTGCCGCTTGTGATGTAGGTTTCTGACGCCTATGGGGTGGATATTACTACTCAAATTTAATTTTGTAAAGGCTCAAATTCACAAAATAATGCTAATTCCATCTGTTGGAGTTTTGCAATGCCTCTTTCATAAGATTTTTTCTCAATTTTTCTTTGCTGTAACTTTCGCCCTGCATCACTACCACGATCTTGTGATGAACGTTCATCATCTTCTATTTTCTCTCGTTGTTGGCGAATTTCATCACGGCGAGCCACTCCTTCTGTCCAATAATCCCAAAGTGCTTCATAGCATTCTTTTTTATAACGCAATAAAACCTGTTTGAGTTCTTGCTTCACTCGTTTAACTTCAACACCGAACAGCCAACCATTCAAATAATGAAGAGGTAAGCAAATCGTTTCTTGCATACCGCCATTTGAAGGTGTGGTTATGATGACCACTCCTTCAGATAACACATCGTCCCTTAAAATTCGCTTACGTTGAGCTCGCCAATCTAATCCTATATTTTCAACAATTTGCTTCATTGGAACATAAGGCTTGCCATAGTAATCAATGACTAAAATTTCTTCATCTAAAAATTTGGCTTTTAATGCTTGCATAGCTAATTCCTCTATTATTCCTCGCATAGAAAAGCCTGTAAGAAGCAGTGAGCGAGGAACAGAACACCGCTTGTCGCGTGTACATCGCTATCTTACAGGCAATAAAAAACCCGACTATTGCTAGTCGGGCTATTTAGTCCTAACAAAACTACCGAGAAGGCTTGGTCTCTACCAATTTAAAGATGTTAGACAAACTGAAATTATTTTAAATTGCTGCGGCTAATCTCAATCCATTTGCGAATGCCATCAACCTGCTTCGCACACAAATCTCGCTCGCTCATTACTACAACCAGGTAATCTATTGCATCTCCGTAAGTCTCGCCTGTAAACGCTGTTTGCGTGCAAGGCGTTAAATAGGCTTGCGGTGGTGCTAAGTACTCAGTCTTTATTGTTACTCTTTGACTGCAACTGCTCAATAACAGCACGAGGCATAGGCACACGAGCACACGGCTCTTTAACCAAAATCGTTTTAATGCTTTCACGTTTTACCTCTGCTTGTTTGCGTAACTCAATTGTAATCGCTTGCTGATGTCTGACCGCTTCAATCTCTTGTTCCAGTTGAACCGTCAACGCTTGGTTGATAGTTGCTTGTTCTGCAATCGTTTGGGCTTGTGTGAGGTTTTCGGCTCTTAATTGTAATACCGTCTGATGCTGACCCCATAACCAAACACACAAGCCCAAAATAACTGCGGTTAATGCGACGTTAAATCGGTTAAACATAATGCTTTCTCTTTCTCACGGCGTGCAGCTAAACCAGGTAGCCTACGACCGCCAGCATAGACCCAACGAGGAAACTCATTGCACGCTTGCTTGTAATTGCCTGTTTGTAAATGCTTAAACATCGTGGACCTACTTACTGCACCACAACCTACATTAAAGGTAATCGACACTGCAGCATCAAATACCGATTGTGGCAGCTGTTTACCATGACCATATTTATTCACACATTGCTCGGCAATCACAATATCGTTCTTCCAACGCTCGGCAATTTCCAAATCAGAATATCTGTGTTTTGGATCGATTTTTTCACCGCTTGCTGCGGTTGAACCAATCCCCACCGTAAGTACATCCGCTGGGCATTGATACGGGTCTCGTCTACACCCTTCTGCATCGCCAATAATCTCCAAACCTTGCTTAGAGGTGCGAATTTCACCGCCAAAATTGGCAAACAATAACGTAATAATCGCCCCCACAGAACAAACACCCGTGCCGAATCCTAAAGCGGTTCTTGTTTTAGATAACTTCATCATCTAATCCCTTCTTCAATCTAGCCATTCTAACTTGGTGCAATTCTTCTTTTCGCTCATCTTCACGCTTGAGCATTCTTCCTTCTATGCACTTAGAATACGCATTCACCACCGCTGTGATAATACCAATTGAGATACTGAGCAACATCAGGTTATTCTGATCGCCCAACCACGCAAGCAGTCCAGAAAAACCCGACCAAAGATAACTCTGATTTCCTGGGTCTTTAAACATTGATTTCATACTCCACCCCGTTTTCGAGGCATAAAAAAGCCCCGACTGGAAAACCAATCAGGGCTGTAAAATTCTTCTGCGGAATTAGCTATGCTTGTAACCGCAACTTACCATAAATGATATAGTTTTACCGTGCGGTAATCAAGACTTTTTACACAAAAATTTTGATTTCTGCACCAATCAACGCACCTTCAACAAAATATTCAGCCAAAGCTAATTGCCCATCATAAGTACGACTAGATATTCCAGCTCGTTTCACTGCCTGCCGATAGTCCAACCCACAAACATAACGACTGAAAAGAATGTCAAAATGCTGTTCATTTTTCTCTTTCAGTTTCCGCACCTGCTTATCCACCTTCTCCAACGTCTCATCATCTAACCGCATCAAATATCTACGCTGAGTTCGCATCTCAGGACTCTCACGCATAAACGGCTGCATTGTCGGATATCCCCTGCAATCCGTAAATCGAACATAGCCACCCCACAACATCAACACACGTTTTACATCAATCTGCATCACACTTCCTCAATCGTCACCACAACACCCGCATTTTCCTTACTCACGCCCACCGCTTTCATCGCAATGCTTGGTACTTTCTGCCAGCAGTCATCTTCAATAATCTTCGCCTTCGACAAACTGTCTAACAGCACCTTCCACAAATTATCGAGATCTCTTGCCCGATTATCGGGCATTGTAACTTCTACAGAAATTCCGACCGCTTGCGTAAAGGGCAATTCCGCCATACACCGCATAAACACCTGAGACTGAAACCGCTTGCCCTCGTCCGAAATGTAATGCTTACCTGCTCGTGTATGCCGCCAATAATGGTTTACACTCGGTGGAAAAGGTAACGCAATTTCTAGCTTTCTCTTATCGCTCATAATTTCCCCTCACGTTGCAACACCGCTTGCGTACGGAAAACGCCTTCCGCGTGAAACAACCGCAACTGTTCACGGTCATATTCTGTTTTCACTCGCCCATCTACAGCCGAATGACACCGCTCACACGCCCACGCCCCGAAAATATCATCAGGCTTCATACCCATACCGTTTAATCCGCCCATACGATAATGAGCTAGTACTACCGTTTCGGGATTGCCATTACAAACACCAACCACACGCACCATACAATCACGCCCTTTAGCTTCTTTGCGTAAATTAACCTTGCTCATTGATATTTCCTCCAAGCAGCAAATAGTTCGCTCCATCAATCCAATGATCAGCTTCGTCAGGATCACCAACTAAAATACGAGTTACTTTTGACATAGCCATTGTTAAACCGTAATACTGCGTTTTTGAAATCTGACCATCATTTAATGCTTGCGTAATTGGAGCCGTCAGCGTTTCAAACACTTCGGCACCATCGTTAAAATTACCGTGCGTTTTTGTTCGTTCATTTCTGATGTCAATCAGCATATTGTTGTTCTGTCCATTTTCTGCCACCTGTTTTAATTCTTCCTCATTCCACCGCATCCCACAGCGAAACCCTGTGCATTCAAACGGCTTGATTTTGTCAATTTCCGATTTCTCGCTAAATTCCCGCCAATCTTTCAACACCGCACCGCAAGCGGGGCAACGGTATGGCTCGTTATTGTTGTTCATTTTTTCCTCGATTGAATAAAAATATAATAATTTATGTTTACTTTTAATCTTAAATGATTATAATAACCTCATTGATTAACACAACGAGGAGCAAATGAAACAAAGTGAATTTGTAAGATGGCTTAAATCGCAAGGCGTCCAAATGAAAAATGGTGGCAACCATTTAAAACTTGAACTCAACGGCAATTTAAGCGCTTGCCCAAGACACCCAAGTCAAGAGATTCCAACAGGTACACTGCACAAAATCAAAAAAGACTTGAAACTTAAATAGCATAACGCCTCGAAAGGGGCGTTTAATCGGGCATTTGCTCCTCACTTTGAGAAAATTTATGCGATATTACCCACTAAAAGTCTGGCAAGAAGATAACGTGTATCTTGCAATCCTTGCCGATGAAGACAACTGGTTTGGTATTACCCAAGCCGACAGTCTAGAACAGCTTGCAGAAATGGCAGATGATTTACTGATTACCGCCGTTGAGATGAAATTTGAGTTTAACCAACCCATACCAGATCCAACGGAAATCAACGAAAATCAGCCTTTCGCCCGAATGTCCACGCTGATTACTGCTAAAGTGTTGCTACATAACGAAATGATTAAGCAACGCATTACTAAAGCCGAATTAGCCCGCAAAATGGACTTAAAACCGCAAGAGGTTCAGCGACTGCTAAAACCACGTTGCAACACCAAAATCGACACGCTTTCCCACGCTTTTCAAGTGCTAGGCAAGCGGTTGAATTTAAACCTTGAATAACAGTTTGGATATTTCCTATGGCTCGCAAAAATACCCAAAAACTAAAAGAGAACTTGGAAAGACTAAAAGAACGCTTCCCTAATGCTTTCTTTGATACCAAACCTCTTATTCCAACCATTGCAGAAGAAATGCTTGCTGAACTTGGCGATGATCCGCTTTCCGCACTTGTTAAGCCAACAATGCGGAACTATATGCGAACCCCCAAATATCTAAAGCACGTTATCAGTCGTAAATGGTTACGCAATCTTCAAGGTTCTAAGGTTCGCCTAATTACCGAAGAAGAACGCCAAACGGCTCAAAAGCAATATGCTCAAATTGAAGAGCATAATCGCCCTGCAACCGCTCGCTATCGAATGGCTTTGGCACTTGCCAAAGAAAGCCAGATCGAATTTCAAAAAGCCGAGCTGTTGCCAAGCCATACCGACACGAATAAAAAAGTGTTGGTAATTACACGCAAAACTAAAAAAGCAATTGACGAGCCTTAATTATTTTTCTAGTATTTGCTTCAAAGGGTGTCGAAACCCTAACGGCGGTAAACCGCAAACCTAAAAATCCATTGCGGTTTTTTTGTACCTAAATTTAGGCAAAAAATGGTAACAATTTAGATCAATGATTGAGAGTGCGACTAATAAAATACCTTCGGGGAATACGTCCGCCATACGAGTAATGGTTTTGAACTCTCAATAGCTCAATGTCGAGAGGGCGAGGAATACAATACCCGAAAGGGGAATAACTCCAGCCTGCCGTAGGCTTTCGAACCTCTCGACTACCCTATCTTTAGGGTTAATTTCGAAAATTAACGGAGTCCAAAATGACAACTCAAATCTCTACTCAAACTCAAGTTTCAACCTTCAACTTCGAAAATCAATCAATCCGCACAATCGCAATCAATAATGAACCTTGGTTTATCGCTAAAGATCTTTGCGATGCTATCAACATCTCCAACTATCGCGATGCAATCGAAAGATTAGATGAAGATGAAAAGGGTGTCGCTTTAACCGACACCCTTGGCGGAAAGCAAGAGATGGCGGTAGTCTCTGAAAGCGGAATGTACACCTTAATCCTTCGCTGTCGTGATGCCGTTAAAAAAGGCTCTGTACCACACCGTTTCAGAAAATGGGTAACGGCAGAAGTCCTCCCCCAAATTCGCAAAACAGGCAGTTATTCGCAAAACATCGAGCCAATCCGACCGCTTGAACCGACTTACCACCGTGAGCATACCCAAACCGAAATGCTCTGCTTTGCCAGCCTCTGGTTCTCGCTCTACAACTGCCGAGACACTCTCGAACAAGTCTCAGAACCGCTTATGGCTCTCGGTGCAAGATTAGGCTCAACTGCCTACACCCACGCCACCGAATACCGCAACACACTCGGACTACTGCAACGCATACTGGTCAAAATGCTAGACGGCATCGAAACCGAAGAGCCACACTACCGCAAAGCCCTCGCCACCTTACGAGGCTACCAACCACGAGGATTAGCCCGTATCGCTAAACGCTAACCACACCGCCCTTCGGGGCGGTTTTTGTTTAATAAAAAAACGCATACAAGCGGTCTAAAATCCGCTCATCATTGCAACCTTTAAAAATATTTTGCATTGCCGCATTGATTAACGCGGAATAACACCGCTCAAATTCGTCCTGCTCCATATTGCCGTAAGAGAGCGATTGAGCTTCCACCCGCATTCGCCCGTCAATCGTATAACTCGCCACCTTGTAACCCGCTAGCACCGTCAGATTTTTGCGGAAGGTGTCAAACTGCGTACGTTCATCAAAATATCGCCATTCGGTTTTATCCGCTGCCCAATGGTCAAAACAGAACTTAAAGAAAGCGAATACCTTGCGATGAAAAGCAGGATTGCGAACCTGTTTAATCTCCACTTGGTACTGCTCGCCCGTCTTGAACTTCATCAAGGCTTCGGCTTGCATATCATCCAGCGGAGCAAGCATTCCACCTGCCATTTTGAGCATTTCAAGTTGCATTAAGCTTCCCCTTGCCCGTATTGTTTTCCACTTTTTGTATTTGCTGGTTTCTGAAAACTCTCCCACGCTATTGCCTGATCGCATTCCCAAAACTGCCCGTGTTTGAATTCCATATACACCGTGCCCATTCGACCGTGTCGGTTTTTGGCGATAATCCATTCCGTGTAGCGATTCGGCTCGTTGTCTTTCTTGTTGCGTGCGTTATGCACCAAAATCACTTGTGAAGCATCTTGCTCAAGCGAGCCAGAATCACGCAATTCGCCTAAGGTTGGACGGGTATCATCTGCATTGCGGTTAAGTTGAGAAAGCAACACCGTTGGAATACGATTGTCTTTCAGCCACGCTTTGAGCTTGTTCATCGACTCCGCAATCTGATAAGTACGGTTTACTCGACCATCTAACGCACCGTGTGAGACCAAACCGATGTAATCAATCACCAGCACCGCAGGCTTGCCCACTTGCTCCAAATGCTCGGAAGCAATCGCCAAAATCTGATCCATCGACAAACCACCCTTATCCACGATGTAAAGCGATTGAGCCTGCAAGCGGTCTAATGCTTCGCCCATCTTTGCAAAATGCTCATCGTCCATTCTGAGCGGGTTTCTCAACAGGCTTGAACTTACCCCACTGCTTGCCGCAATCAAACGCTCAACGATCTGCTCACGGCTCATTTCAAGCGAGAAAAACAACACCGATTCGCCTCGTGCCAGAATGTTTCGGGTGAGTGTGATAGCGGTTTCAGTTTTGCCCGAACCAGGACGACCCGCAACAATGCAAATATCGGTATCTTCAATCCCGCCTAACATCTCATCCAGTGCCGTAATATCCGTGTACAAGCGGTGGTTTTTGTTGGCTGGATTGCTACGCTCTTTGAACACCTCCAAATAACCCTCAAGCAAATCGCTCATTGCGACAGGCTCAATCTTGCCCGTGTTCGATAATAATCGGCTCAACGTCTGCAAACCGTTTGCGGTGATCTCATCAAGTTGCTCATCTCGTGCGGTATTCAACTCACCTGCTACCTCAAGGAAAATTTTACTTGCCGTTCTGCGTTGGTAGAGTTGGCGAACCTTTTCCGCGTAGCCCGTCAAATTGGCTGAACTTGCTACCGTTTTTGACACTTCCGCCAAATCGGCAAGCGAAATGTTGTAATCGGTCGAAAGCAGCATCAAGTCGATCAGGTTATCTTTCGTCGCTTGCTTGCGAATGGCTGAAAACATCTCGCCAAGCTTGAACACGGCAAACATATCAGGTTTTAACCAGTCCAACACCCCGCGGGCTTGTGTGGTTAAACCGCCTTTGAGCAAGCAACCAATCGTCATTGCCTCCAGCTCTAAAGACTTCACGCTCATAGACTTTCCTCCACGGTTTTGGCAAAGGTTTTGGGTTTCATCAAGTAATCAAAATCAGCCACCCACTTGCGTGGGTTATGCCCCAAATACCACGAGTTCGTCTGGCTTGCGACTTGTTGCCAGAAATCCGCAAAGTAATCCCGAAAGGCTTTTACCGAATAGTTCCCGAATTGCGATCGCAAGTTTTTCGCCAAGCGATGAACCTGTCGCTTTCGCTCATCGCTCATCACCCGAATGGTCGCGATAGGGGTTTCGGCAAAGACTTCGTTCCAGGCTTTCATCACCCCCTCGTAATCGACAGGCTCAGATTTTGGTTTTGCAAGGCTCGATGTTTCCTCCCCCTGCTCAACCGATGCCCCTGTAGGGGGTAAGGGGGTTATATTTATTTTTTCTTTTGTAATAGTTTCTTTTGTGTTCCCAATTAAATTGGGATTTGAAACCAAACCTTTTTGGGATTTTTTCCCAATCAAATTGGGATTTCCTCTTTGTGATTTTTTCCCAATTAAATTGGGATTTTCCCATTCTGAAAGCACTAAATTAACACCGATTTTTTTACCGTTTTGCAGCAAAATTTTTCTCTCAATAAGTAACTTCTTCGTATCAGAAATCATATTGATATTCGATTTAGTTGGCTCTCTCTCCATCAACTCACAAATCTGCTCATTGCAGACCCAATCAAATTCTTTCTGCCAACCACATGTTTTTTCAAATACAGCCCAGAATACATCTTGTTGATTTGCAGATAATCGAGCTTTTCTGACCGCTTGCAATAATGCTCGTGGCACTTTCAGATAGTTATCATCAAATTGCACCTTACTTGCCTCTCGCTTTGCATTGGTAAGCTGTAAAATCGGTTTACTTTCTCTTGGTTTAGCATTCATAGCGACAACTCCCTTGCTAGTTTTCTAACGGCTTGTTCATATTCTTTTGTGGATAAATTTTTTGCTTCAATCTCACGCTTTCGGTCTTCATAAACTTGCCAGAGCCGAGCTCTGCCGCTATAATCATTTCGATTTTTCTTGGTTTTCATTTATTGAAACCTCCCGTATAGAACCCGTGTTACTGCACGGGTTTTTTATTTCCCAAATTGCTTAATCCCTTTTTCTGCGAATAGAATAAGTGAATGTAATTCTTCCTCACTCACTGGTTTCATTGACTTATCTACAACAGTGAGTCCTAGATAATCCAAATACCCACAGAATTTATCCAAATGGTCGGTCTTAAAGCGACAAATCGTTGCGGCATCCACACCGATATATTCCGCTGCGTGAACGTCTTTTGTATTCACTGAACGTTGGCGAATTAAATCTGCAATCGCCATTGCGTTCTTCGTTAATTCATTGCGTGCCATTGCGTTTACCTTGGGGTATGTTAGTTGTTGATAGGGAAGACATCGTCGAGAGAGCAAGCTACACCACGATCATTGAAGATTTTGATAAGTTGCTTGGCGGTATCAATTGAGATCTGTCGTCTTCCTGTTTCAATATGCCCAATAGCCCCCTGGCTGCGTTTTAATAACGCACCAAGTTCTGTTTGGGTAAGATTGGCAGCTTTTCTAAATTCTGAAATTCTGTTCATAAAAGCCTCTGTATTAAAATGCATTCTATAATACATAACGTATTCATAAAAAGCAAACAGAAATACTTTTTGTATTTTGTAAAAATAATACTCTGCGTAATAATTAGCTATTCAAAAGAGGGCTATAAAATGAAAAAAACGTGGAACACATTTATCCGTGAAAAAATGCAAGAGAAAAATTTAAAACAAGAAGATATTGCAGATGCAATGGATAAAACACAGGGTGCAATCGGACACTGGTTAAATGGTCGTCGCCAACCAAATGTCGAGCAAGTTGCTCAGATGATTAACCTTACAGGTGTAGATAAAGTGATCTTAAATGGAGATGGTACAGTAGAAGAATTTGAATCAAACGTAACACCAGAAAAAGTAGATAGCTCTTACTCTTATCCTCTCATCAGTGCTATTCAAGCAGGCGTATGGACAGAAGTGTGCGATTACAGGGATTCCACAGGTTACGACTACATCAATTCAGAAATTGATGCGGGCGAAGATGCCTTTTTCTTACGCGTAAAAGGTGAATCAATGGAACCTAAATTTATGGAAGACGATCTCGTGCTGATTGATGTTCGCAGACGTCCTCATCCTGGCGATTTTGTTGCAGCCGTTAACGGTAATGGCGAAGCAACGCTTAAACGCTACCGTGAACTAGGCGAAATCTCACGCTCAGGTAATCCGCATTTTGAGCTTGTGCCACTTAACCCAGATTTCCCGACACTTAGCTCAAAAACACAAAACATTCGTATTATTGGCGTAGCGGTGGAGCATAGGAGTTATTTGTAGCTTGGAGATGGATTTGTAAAAAGAGATAAATAAATGGATAAAATTACATTTATTCGAGAAAGGACAGAAATGGGAATAACAAAGCCTTTTATCTGTCAATGTGAAACAAATCAATGGGTTATCGTTAAAACCAAAAAGATGATGCCAATATCGCAACTGCTGGCTGAATATATCGGTTCTGTTTTGGCAGAAAAAATGGGCTTACCCTGCCCTCACATTGGATTCGTAGAAATAACGGCAATGACGAGCCAATATGCTCCTCCTGAATGGCAAGCTGATTTACCATTAGGCACCGCATTTGCTTCATATTTCTTAGAAAAAGCCAAAGTAGCAAAGACAGCTCAAGCAAAAGCACTTTGCGAACAAAGCCAAAAATGGCTCTATATGTTTGACCGCTGGATATTAAATTCCGACAGAACCGCCTCCAGCATGGGCACGGGTAATATCAATCTTTTATTTGATGAAATAACGCAGCAAATTCTCGTTATCGATCACAACCTTGCTTTTGATGAACAGGCAAATTTTGATGCTCATATTTTTTCTCCACAAAATCGCGAATGGCGACTCGATTGGATTGATAAACAAACCTTTACTGAAAAAGCCATTGACATATTGACGAATTTTGATGATATTTACCAACAAATTCCTGATGATTGGTTTCCTTTTGAGGAAGACGACTTTCAAAAAATGGAAAATAAAATCCAGAAAATCAAACAACTTTTAACACGTATTACTGAAGAACATTATTGGGACAACATAGAATGAAACAACCTATCCTATATAGCTTTGTAAGGTATCGCCCTTACTTTGAAACAGGCGAGTTCGTCAATGTTGGCTTATTGATGTGTGAACCTGAACGCAAAAAACTGACATATCGGCTCGTGAATAAAAATAATAAACGAGTAACCGACTTCTTCTATCGTAGCAAGCTATTTGAAAGTGTACGGGATACTATCAACGAGGAATTACAATACATCGTAAACCAATATTTTGATGAAATGAGTGCTCAAGAAATGGCTCGCTTTTTCCATCACTACGTTGATGTAAAAGAAGGGATTGCACAATACAGTAATGCGGCAGTAGGCATCGTGGACGATCCACAACAATACTTCAACCAGCTTTACACTCAATATATCCAAAATGCTGGCGTAAAAAATGAAAGCCAAGAGCAAACCATACTCAAGCAATACAAAGCCTTGTTTAAAGCCGAGAACGATCAACTCCTCTTAAACTATAAACAACATATTGTAAAAGGCGAAATGGCTAAGTTTACCTTACCATTGGCACTTAAAAATCAAGACGAAAATCATATTTTAAAAGCGGTAAAACCACTCGCCTTTGATCAAGTAGAAAGCCCAAGTATGATTGAGCATTGTGATAACTGGGTGGCTAAAATCAATCGAGCCGAAGAAGAAGGATTATTAAAAAAAGAGAATATCCTGTTTACCTTAGACACGCCTGACACAGCAAACAAAATGAATATTTTGAATGCAATTAAACGCACCTTTGATAAGTTTAAGCTTCAACATATTCACTGGGATGAGGAGCAACAGCTCCTTCAGTTTGCTCGAAATATCTAACCCCAAGCCCGCACCTAGCGGGCTTTTTTCTTCCCTGCAAGCGGTCAAATTCCGCCAATCTTTTACAAAATCCAACCGCTTTCTAGGCGAAAATACCATTCCTTAGGGGAACATTCCTTTTTTCTACCCTTAACCGTTCAAAAAACCACCAATTAAACACCCCTCGCAAAAAATTTTCTGCTTTAAAATCAATTATTTAAAATACATATAGTATTTTTATCATAGGTATAAATACAATTTGTATTGACTTATAAAATACGTATTGTATTATATCTCCATTAAAACAAAATAGCCTGATAACAAAAATCAGGCGTTATCTAAAACAGCTTTAACGAAGAGCCAAACCCTTAGCCATCAATGCGGAAACATCCGCAACGACCGCCAAGCGTTGAAGCAAACGGAAGATGAAAGCTGTTTTAAATAATCAACTTAATGCTCTTTAACAATTTAAACACGCATATCGCCAAACCAACGATGAAAGTAACGCTCGGCAGACT